TGATATTGTGCAAATAATTCGTGAATATTTTTCTCAACATCTTGCCAAGTCATTTCTTCTTTTTTAGAAGAAATATCAATGTCCCAGGTCTTCTTATCTTTAAAATGTATCTGAATAGAGTGTAAGTATTTTAAGGGAACTACATTTAACTGTATCCCTTCAAATACTTCGGGCCATCGTTCAATAACATCCTTTGAAAGTTTCTTGGATGTCATTTTTTCTTAGTCGGTACCAAGTCCTCTGCTAGTCTACGAAATTGTGCAGCTTCTTTTGCCAACGTATCTCCTTCAACCGGCGCAGTAGCATCAACCTTTGGAGCAACTGATGGAACTTCATTTACTGTTGCAATCTCTACCACTTCAGCAAGTTGAGTAGATTTTCCACCTGGTGGTTTGATTGCTAAATCGTCAACTGCAACATTACGCTGTTCAGCAATGATAATGTTTAACTTATCTAATCTTACTTTGGCAGAAAAGTTTGGAATCATTTCAATTGCATCAGTTGCAACTTTAATCAATTTACCTTGGGTGTGTAATGCGGCAAGCATAATGCTACCATCTGGGAATTGCTGACGTGCAAGAACTTCTGCAAATTCATTTGCCGATTGAGCAGCAGAAGACTCGACAATGCTAATAAGTGCATCGTGTTGTGATTCTGGTAAATTTTCTGTTGGGATTACTAGGCAGCTATATGCATCGCCAGGAAGTGTTCTATATGCTACTAAACACTTTCTGCCAGAATCAATAAACCTAGCTACGTGTTTTAAATCAACCATTTGTTTGTTGTCCTTTTGCGGCTACTTGAGCTAAGAAGTTTGATAATTTATTATAAACCTTACCAACAGCTTCCATTTCGTTTGCCTTAAATGCACCGCGTGAACTTGCGATGTCGATGATCTGCTTCATAGAGTTTAGATCATTAATTGTTAAATCGTTGTCAGGTGCTTGTGCGGTTTCTGGCGCAGTTTCCTGGACTTGTTCTTTAGTTTGTTCAGTCATAGTATCTCCTTAATAACGACATTGTGATGTCGTTATTATATAGCCGTATTATATTTTAGGAGTTACAGATTTGAATATGCGAGCAAGAAAAAACTAATCTCTTTTTCTTGCTCAAATCCAACTTTTGTGACATAGATGATAGAGTTAGTTGAATCTAGCTCAATACCTTGCCCAACATAATATCTGCCGTTCAAGTTATTGAAGATCCAACTATCTATTGTTTTTACATAAGTGGGATTGTACTTGGGTACAGTCATGTAATAGAAATGGTGAGCGGGAAAGTCCACTCTCCTTAGATCCAACAAATTTAGAGGATTTGGTTTACCATTTTTTATTGCCATCTCACTCTCTTATTTAAACTCGTAATAAGCGTGAGAACCAAATGGTGGAACAATAGAATCATTTCCGTGAATAATGAATAGCGTATCGCAGTAATTTTCATCACCCCATGAGTCCCAAGGATATCCATCAGTAAACATGATAAACTTTTTAGGATTGATATCGTATTTCTTCATGTATTCCCAATTGGCATCAAAGTCTGTGCCGCCGCCGCCTTTAACTTCGTAATTGAGAATATCTTCACCGCTGTATCCGTCAAAGTCTTGTTCGTTATATACTTTGGTATCAAAACACCATAATTTAATTTTATAGTCTTTGTACTCGTCCATAATGCCTTTGACTTCACTAATAAAGTCTTTTGCTTGATCATCTCCAATAGAACCACTCATGTCAATAGCAATAGCAACATCAATTGTTTCGTCAAATTTCATACCAGGCAAAATAGCACCTGACATTTGACCTTTGCGACTTGGACGTGCAAAAGTGTAATCGTTTTTAATTAAACTTTGAATTTGTTGACGCAACAGTTCACGCCAATTCATTTTAGGTTCTGTAAGTTCCTTAATCATACGTGCAATATTGGCCGGGGTATTACCTGCACCAGCCGCATTTGCAGCCTGCATAGTAGCTTCACGGATTTCATCACGGATTTGTTTAAGTTCTTCTTTTGTATATTGCGGACGGCTTTCTCCGTCTTTAGGATCTTTTTCCCAGTCAATATGTTCGTCAAGTAACTCGCCTAATGCGGCAAGTTCTTGTTCGTCCATGCTGTCATAAATCTCGTCATATACTTGTTCTGCACTCTTACCATAATGTTTTGGATCATGAAAGATTTTAATTTCTGGAGGCTGTTCTCCAATACGGTCACGAATCAATTGTCCGTTAACACAATAGTCTGCGGCAATATTAAAAATACGTGCATCGCGTCCTTCACGTCGGCCCATATGGTCAAAAACGTTATGAAGAATTTCGTGTGCAACGACAAACTCTACTTGCTTAGTAGTGAGGGTTTCAAAAAACGAACGACTGTAAAATAGATTGCGACCATCAGTTGCCGCAGTTTTACACCAGTCGCTGGCGTCTACAACCTTAAGGCGTGTTGCCATATTTCCAAAAAATGGATGGCGAAGAAGTAAGCCCACACGAGCTACGATAATTTTGTCTACTACGGGGTCTAGACTGTGTTGCATGTTCTGCTCCTAAGTTGCTATAGTATATATTATAACACCGCCCGAAGGCGGTGTCAATCGGTTTATTTTAACGTTTTTCCGTTGCAGCCGAAATATACTTACCAAATTTGGCATGGAAATCATCAAAGCATTTAATCTCATCCGGATCCAGAGGCAAATTGTATTGGGTAAGAGCAAGTTTAGTACTCATAATAACCAATTCAGTTTCAAAGTTATTCATAATGAATTCAAAGAAACAGTTAACTTGATCGTTCCAATTTTTAGCATTCTTGTCGCTAGAATCTTTAAGTTCATAGCACAAACTAACAGCTAATGAATACATTGCAGAAATCTCTTTTGAATCCATCTTTTTAACTTTGCCAGTCAAAATATCAGTTGGATTTGGCATCTTGCTAGCAACCTTGCGGTGCGCCATAAACTTAATAGCAAGGCCTTCACCAACTGCTCCAGAGATCAAGTCAGTCAGTGTGTTTTCATCAGTATCGTCATCTTCAAGCAATTCGCTTACAAATGTCCAGCTACGTGGAGTAGCAAATGCACGACTTGAACTTTTTGGATCAAAATCGTACAAGTCCTTTTTAGAGAATGTCAAAAAGCCAACAACGTCTTTATGAATACGATTTTCTGTAGCCCAAAAACTGTAGTCTTCCCAGTCTACACGCATTTCCAAATGCAAGAAGCGATTAGCCAACGGAGCGGGCATACGATAAGTTACACCCTTATCTGCTTCGCGATTACCCGCCGCAACAATGAGAACGTTATCTGGAAGTTCGTAAGTACCAACTTTACGATTCAAAATAAGTTGATAAGCTGCCGCTTGTACTGCTGGCGGAGCAGAGTTCATTTCATCCATGAACAGGATAATTTGTTTGTGATTTTTAGCAAACTCTTTGCTAGGCAATTCGCCTGGGGGAGCCCAAACCATTGTGTTAGCGTTTGAATCAAAATATGGAATACCTTTAATATCAGTAGGTTCCCAAAGTGACAAACGAACGTCAATTACATGAGCGTCCATATCTTCGCCAAGTTGCTTGACAATATCGGATTTACCAATACCGGGAGGACCCCATAGGAACAAAGGACGCCGTTTTGCAAATCCTTTGCTAATAGCTTTTTTGGCTGCTTTTGGGCCAACTGTACGTGAAATAATCTCGCTCATTTAATGTTCCAATCTTAAGTTGAGGGTTGTTGTTTAACTGTCTATGTATGTATTATACGGCAATTCCACAACAAAGTCAATAGGAAATTGGTTAAATCACTCAGATTCTTTTCGTGAATTAATGGCTTTTATAAGTCCGTACTTGCGGATGTCGTCCGAAAACAACATTAGTTCGAACGCTTTTTTCTCGGAAAAAACGGTTATACTCTGATTGGTCAGATAGTACGGACAATCGATAAATTGATCAAAAAATATGATCGTTTGTGGACTTAGCTCCACATGCTCAGTGAAAGGGATTTCGTATTCTTTTAAGTCTAAGACTGATGTTACATGTTCGTATCCAGCATCAGTAAGGCGTAAGCCGCCTTTGTCTTTTGTTCTAGTGTTTTGCCACCACATTCTGTGATGTATTTTTACATTAGCTTCATCTAAGGATTTTTCTTGTTCTTTTAAAAAAATCTTAGTGTAGGCCAGTGAATTGATCATTTCAATACTTGACCAGTTGTTAGAACTGTTACTTGGAAATCACTGCATCCAAAAGTTAAGTTCAATTTTTTTGCTAAATTAATAGCATGGCCTGGATTACTAAATGCAACTTTCTTGTACTTAGGACCTGGATAACTTGTAATATTGCTAAAGCTCTTTAAATTAAAAGGTGCACCTTTATAGAAGACAGCCCAGATGGCATCAGCTTCTAAAACCTGTTCACATTTGTAATTTTTCTTATTAACATGCTCTAACAGTACCTTTGGTTTTGGTCGACTCATATATGCGTTCCTCAAATATACGCATATATTTATCCTATAACTAGTCTTTAAAACCGCCCCCGTCAAGCTCAACAGTGACGGTATCGTTGGTAGATTGCTTTAAAATGTGTAAAAGATTTTCATAATCTTGCGTTAGCTTACTAGTTACTTCGCCAAGAGTGAATGCTAGCAATTTAGCAGTCCTAATGTCCAGTTTTACTTCTTTTTGCTGGCTCATATCAGCCATTTTTACTTGTTGAATGAATTGCTGTAAAGGTATTGTATTAATTGGATTATTTGACATTTGCCAATACCTCTTTAGATTCTTCTTCAGTTAAGTATGGACCTGAAAACTCATAACGTTCAATAGTAATTAATTTTGGACAAAAACTACGTACCCAATTTTTAGGAAATTTAATTACATAATGACCAGCACAAAATAAACTTTTACTTTGATTACTTTTAGTAAACAAGGGTAGCTTGCGTCTAACATCATACATTGAGTTGTACGGTTTCCATTTAGTTGGATAACCGTGACACTCATTTTCATTACTATGTGAAACAGTTGTCTTAATTCCTTTTAAGAAAAAGTTATCACCAAATTTCTTTGTAATTTCTGATTTTTTACTAAAGTAAAGTTCACCGTTTTTAGCACTCAACATATATTTGTTGTTTTCGTTTTTATGTAGAGTCCCAACACGTTCGCCGTCTTGTTCAACTACCCACAGCTTGCCATCTACGATTGGCTTAGCATGAAGATCTGTCATATGATTTTTACCTTAACTTTAAATTTCTCAATTTCATCTTTGAGGTGTAACTTTTCTTTTTTAAGATCAGTCACGTTTTCATGATGCGCTTCTAACTTAGTAATTTGTTCATCAAGGATGTCATGTTTTTCCTGCAAATGTGCAATGTGATGCTCTAGTTTTTCTCTAGTAATCATTCAGGCTCCTTTAAAAGTCCTCTCCATGAGACTACATGTTCGTCACTCCATTGAACGCCGTCCCATTGTGCATAACTTGGAAACGGCCAATTTGGAATGTTGCTTGATGTTACTTGATATGCCCCCTGTCTTGCTGGATTAATGCTTACTGGAAACCAATCAGTAACTTCGGGTTCTTCATGAAATTCTTCTGATGCTTCTTCTAATGTTTCGTTTGCAACTGGTGCATCTTCGTCAGGCTCACCTTTAAATACTTCACCAGTATCTTCATTGGTAAGTTCCAATGGACCATAGTAATAGTACTCTGTATCGTCACACTGCCAACCTAAATTTTCCACACCATCAAAAGAATCTTCTTCCCACGCTGTGATAAATTCTTCAACATCTTCCTCAGATGCTTTGCCGTTACCATCTTCGATATCGCACCAGCATCCGTCAATCATATCCCACATTTCCCACGATTCATCGTTATCAATACAGCTTAATTCGTAACCGTCTTCGTTTTTGAGTTCATCATTGGTAAGCGGTTGTTCGTCAGATTCTACAGTAAATGTAGCCCAGCGATATCCTTGCTCAATAGTGATGACCTTACCTTCTTTGTAGAAAAACATTTTTTCTACGGCCGATTTTTTATATTGTGGAGATAGTTTCCAAATAGCCATTTGATAACTCCTTAATTATCTAATTCCATTGCGTTGTACTCTTTAACTACAGCAAGTACTTCTTCTTCTGTATTGCATACAATCTTAGAATTTTTCCATTCGTTGTCATTATCACGACCGCCAACTTCTACCATCCAACCATTGTCGTAACGGTTGATTGTAATTGATTCATTTACTTTTGCTAGTTTGCTTAGTTTTGCCATTTTATTTCTCCTGTTGTAATTTACGCCATGTTACCGCTGACTCAGGGTAACGTGATTGGAATGGTTCTGCATATTGTGTAATGTTGTCAGTAATTTTCTTCAAATCATACAAATTGCAGAACTTTAGCAGTCTAATACCTACTTGATCAATAGATTTAGGAACTGCTTGTGTGTCGATTGTTTCGTTAATTATTGTTCGAATTTCTTTAGGTTGTGCAGACAAATCGATCAGTACACGATTTCGTTCATAGTCTTCTAGTACACGATGTTCTTCGCCATTATGGTCAACCCAACGTTGCAACATCATATTGTTCCACGCGAAGCCCTTGTCTTTTCGATCATTGTATGCTTCTTGTAGTTTGTTTACACGCACCTTAGGATACGCACTAAACACATTATCAGTGGGGTCACCACGAATACATTTTTGGAATAGTAACCATTCTGGATTTGGAATTTCTTTATGCTCTTGTGTTTTCTTATCAACTACACGCTTACCTTTAGCATCAAATATGCCTTCGTGCGTAATAATAGTTTCCATTACACCGTTGTATTGTTTTACATTGGGTGCAATCAATTGTACGAAATCTGTATCTGTTGAAATGATAATATGATCATCATTTGGATGACTTTGTATGAAGCCAGCAATCAAATCGTCTGCTTCTAATTGCTGATGTTGTAAAACTGTACAGTTTGTTTTTTCTGCAATAAACGTTTTAAATGTATCAAACGCTTCCCAAAATACTGTTTCTTCTTCAGCTTCTTTTTCAGTATGTGCGGCACGTGCCTCGCTACGGTTACGTTTGTACGGAGGATAATGATCTTTGCGCCAGCTACGACCCTCGAGGCAGAACACTACGTGATCGCCACCAAAGTCATTCCAAGCCTTTTTAATACTGTTGAGAGTAATGTGGAATGCCATACCTAGTTTGATATCAGCACTTCCATTAATCACATGTCTCGCTCTAAAGAACGTATTTGCTGTATCAACTAAAATATATTTCATTTTACCTCTGCTTTTCCGTCTGCAAGTTTACTTACGTTAATGTAGCCAGCACCTCTAGAAGCATCCTGACCTTCATCGCTTAATATGTTACGAGCTAAGTCTCTAAACCAGCGATCCACAATTTCTTCATCTGGATCACCGTCATAACCATATCCTTCTTGCTTTAATTGTACTACAAAAGCAGCGTTCCAGTCAAGCTCAAAAAAGCCGTTTCTTACATTATCTTTGTTTACATGAGTATCCAAAACGGAAACCCAAGGTTCGCCTTTACGTGTAGCACGTTCTTTTGGAGTCAATTTGGCAAGCTCTGCTTTGGCTTCTGCGTCTGCGGCTTCTTTTAATTTTTGTTCTGTTAACTTTTGAGCAACTGCCGCCTCAGCTTTTGCCATTGCTGTTGCATCTTCAATTGCTTTAATTCCAGTAATTTTCTTTATAAAGTCTTTAATCATTTTATCGTTTCCATATGATATGTTAATGTTTCTAACGGGAATATTGGACTAATTTTATTCTCGTAAAATTCTAAATTTGATTCAGCAAATGGTATTAACAATTTTTGGAACCAAGTTTGATCAATTCCTTCGTTAAATGTTTTGCGATGCATTTTAAATTTACAAGGACTATATGCATATCTTTCATGATATGTATGTCCTTTTACAAAATAGCTCAATGTATCTACTGTAAAAAAGTGAACATGTGTTGGATCAACGCAGGCCCATTTACTGCGGAAATACGGCACAATAATAGTAACAGTAGCACCTGGTTTGGTTATGCGATGAATTTCTTCCATTGTTTTAACAATGTTGTTTAAATGTTCTAATACATTGTCTAAATGTACAACATCAAACTCACCACTCTCAAACGGCCATGGAAATACATCTAAGTTGTGTACTACATCAGCACCAACATTTTCGTTAATGTCTACAGTAACAATAGTATCTCCAGGATTTCCTGGACGTTCTTTCTTACCACATCCGAGTACTAGTAATTTTGCCATTAGGTACCCCACTCATTTTTAAATAGTGGCACTTGTAATCTGTCACTATAACGCCATCCACGTTTCATAGCAAGATCGGCCACCTTACGATTGTTTAATGCATACACACTTTCTACACCGCCAACTGGCATTAGATAAACATGTCCAGTGAAACCTGCTTTACGATATTCTTCAGTAGCACGTTCTGCATCGGCAAAGTCTTGTTCTGTAGCAATAACAAATTTTAAATATGCTGTACCATACTCTTCGTACTCACATACAATCTCAGGACAGATTGCTTCTTCCCACTTCTCGCCACTACAAGGAAGTTTAGCACTTACACTAAATGTAATCTCACGCCAAAAATCTTGATCATGATGACTTTTCCAAGTATGCAAATATGAAGCAAATTCTGGAGTTAATTTTTGAGTACCGTTTGTTTCAAAAGTAATTTCTCTAAGACGCCACATACTAGGATGATCTAACAAATCTGGATAAGCACGTTGCCAACCTAACAACGGCTCTCCGCCTGTAATAACTAGATGCTCATCTTCCCAACGCTTGTGCGGAAGTATCTCCATAATACGATTTACAATAGCGTTACTTTCTAACATTGGACTTAGATCTTTAAACTCTGGCATCCATGATGCATAGCTGTCACAACCTGTGCTTACAAGCGGCAAGTCTTCATACTTTTGAAAAGACTCAATCATTTTGTGTGTTGCCGCAATGTCAGTAGCTTCGTGACTGACTTCACCACGTGGCATGCCAAAGCCTGCGCATTTAAAGTTACACCCAAATGTACGCAGAAACACAGACGGGACACCCATGTAGCGTCCTTCACCTTGGATACTGTAAAACAGTTCCGCTATTTTAATTTTACTCATACACAATCCTGTTCTTTTGCCATTTTTGTTATTATAGCACGTTCTTCTTTATTTTGTCTAGTATTACGAAACTCTTTAACGTCTGCTGATGCAGTTACAAGAGTTTGAGCATAATTAATTGTTTGTTGCTCTTTCAAACAAATAGTCGATTCGGTATCAATATACCCTTTGGTAAGTAATGTCCAAATATGTGTCCAGCGTGACTTTGACCAAAAGTTTGTTCTAGTAGTAACATAGATGTTAACAGAAATACCTGTATCATCAGACTCTACCCAGACATTGTGATCACAATCTGTATTAGAACATTCGCAAGCAACTCGATAAACTTTTGAATCGCCCCAATCGTTTTGCTTCAAAATACCTTCTGCTGGAGTTTGGGCTTTCATTGTTTGAACATCTCTAAATTAATAATTTTAGCAACACGCTCACCGACATTTTCACCAGTGGGAATAACATAAGTTTGTTGATCGTGTCGATCCTTACGGTCATCATAATGTCGAACATTGAGAATCTTACCACCAACTGCATTGCTTAGTTCAAATGTAATGCGACCTTCGCCTTCTGCACGGCCACGTTCTACCATTGCTGTTCCCATACCAATTGCCATTTTATGTTTATCCTGTAACCATACTGTTGAATTTATTTGATCGTAGTGGTCTCTATTTTCCCACATGTCTCGAACTTTGGTATATAACCATTTATCAAACCATTTCATTCTACATCTTCCTCAAACCATTCGTCAACCATTGTTTCTGCTTCGTCTTGCGTTAACGCCGGAACAAAAATACGTGCTGGATGTCCAACTGTATGTTGTATATCAAATTTAACCACACCTGCTGGTATGTGATCGAATTCTCTCTCTACAATAAATTCTTGTAAATTCTTTGCACGGAAAATTAATTGATCAGTTAAGTCTTTAGCTGTTGTCATCTTGGGGCAAACTCCTGTTGTAATTTAATGTTATCAAAAAACTCTTTCTTAGCACCTGGATCAGTTTTAAATGAACCAGTAAGTACAGTTGTCTGTGTTAATGAACTATGTGCCATAATGCCGCGATTCTCACAGCAACCGTGTGTTGCTTGAATGTATACTGCTACGTTTTTGGAATTTGTTGCTCGGCTGATTTCCCTAGCAATGTCATTGCAAAGTTCCTCCTGGAGAGTACCTCGACGGGCACACCACTGAGCGATCCTTGTATACTTGCTAAGTCCGATGAGTTTCTCAGCCGCAATAATACCAATATAAGCAACGCCAGTAACGGGTTGGTGATGATGGCTACACATACTGCGAAGCTCGCTACGAACAACCAGCATGCCTTCATAACGGTCCGCCGAATCATTTGGAAAACATGTTGCGTCTGGTGCTGATTCATATCTACCTGCCATAATTTCGTTAAAATACATCTTAGCAAGTCTACGTGCTGTGCCTTTGCTATTAGGATCGTTTTCTCTATCAATAAGTAAACTATCAAGCACTTGCTCAAATGCAGGTGTTGCTTCGTCAATTAATTTTTCTATATCACCTTCGTGCAAGTATTCACTGATGTTATCACCTGCCCAAAAACGTTTACCTTCACGTTTCATCTTAAAACGAATATGATCGCCTAAGTATGCTTCTTTGTAATCTTTGTTGTCGTCGCCTTGTTGTTCTGCACCGGTAAGTGCGTTCTTCAAGTCTTCTGTTGTAAATGTTGTCAAGTTAATTCTCCGATCATTTGTACATTATATAGATTATTTAGGCAAATGTCAACTAAAGTATCCATAAGATACAACAAACCCTATACCAAACCAGAAAATTACATATTCTAACCAATATTTTTCAAGTAAATTTTCTATCTTATTTTTAAGAGTCATATGTTGTTTCCATCAAATTATGTTGCGATCTTTTTTATAGTTTTCGTAGTGCCGCTTGCGGCATTCTTCTTTAACTGATTGCGGAATATCTGGATGCCATTCTGCCATTCCGCAATCGTAATATCTACCTTGAGGTTGATTTTGTATAATCATATATCCAAAGATACTCAATATTGTAACGGCAAGTATGACAATGATAATATCCTTCATAGTCGTTCGCTCAAAAGTATACGACATAAATCAGCATCTTTTTTATTTTTAAATGTAAAGGTCATGCAATCTTCTTCAGGATGAGATTCGTATCTGTTTCCAGGCAATCCAAATACTTCTAGTACTAGAGCACATGTTTCATTCCACCAAAAACCATTTTGGTTGTCCCATAATACTGCTACTTGATTCTCATTTGTCGCTAACACGATAGTTTCCTTTTTCTGGAATAACATGTCTAACACCTCCACGTGGATCTTCCATATCACCCTTGCGTCTAGGAATCATATGTACATGTGGATACATTATTGTTTGTCCAGCAGCCTCGCCACAGTTTTGTCCGACATTAAAAGCGTCCCACCTGCCCGACTCGACGCCCATGTAACCAAATTTGTATGCGGCTTTGTAACAATCCCAGAGATGGTCCCAGTCTTCTTTGGTAGGCACAAATAACAGATGTCCTTCCGTAACTGGGTATGCATCTCGGAAGACCCAATAGTCTTTAGTTCGGTATTCAATACCGGTCCACGGTGCTCGTTTTTCATCAAGTGCCCTTTCAATATCAGTTGTCATTGCGCCAAAACTCTTCCCAAGGATAAACTAACCAACAGTCCTCTTCTGCTTTGTTGACTTCCCAAACAGAGTAGTCAACAGTTTCTTTACTTGCCATATTGTTAGTTAGTGTAGCAAATCGAACATTGCCTCCCCACACGTGATTCCAAAAATCGTGATCGGGATGACAGCCACTTGGCCAGTCTTGTTTGATCCAGGCAATAGTGCTACCTTGATCATTAATGTCGTCTACAATAAGAATTTTTTTTCTGTAAGCCGGATCAACAAACGTGCCAGTGGATTCTCGTATTTCACTAGGGACACAACCAAATGCATCTTCAGCCATGCCTAAGTCGCTTACACAATCTCCACCATCACGTAAACTTACTTGTAATGGACGCATGGGAATTCCCATATATTGACTAAGCAGTACTGCTGGCACAGCACCGCCACGTGTGATACCTACAATATAATCTGGACGCCAGTTGTCTTGCTGTAGCTGTCTAGCAATATCTAAACAAGCACCTTCAATTTGACTCCAGCTATAGTAAACCTTTTTCATTAAGTGCCTTACTGTAAATTACGATTATCATCTTCTTCTGAACGCATAATTGCTTCAACAATGTCTTCATCTAAATCTTCTATATCTACCTCATGGGAGTTTTCTTCAAGTTCTCCACTTTTGAACATACGATGAATTTCAGAAACAAGTTCGTCAAGTTCTTCTTGTGTGCCATCAAAATTATCAAAGCAGCCTGGTGCAAATTCGATTTTAGTTGCTTTTGGTTTATCAGTCATGATCGCCTTTAATTGATTCAAATGTTCTATACTTACCCAATGCATTTATGTATTCGTCATACATCTTTTTTAGTTTTGGATATTTCTTTTCAAGTATAACATCTCTTTCGGGAATTTGCAAGACTTTTTCAATTGTGTTTAACCGTTCTTCCAAGTCACGGCCGTTAATAACCATTCGACCTTTAACTTCTAATTCTGGCGGAGTTTGTTTAACAATCATAACATTGTCATTTGGATTAGTCCACGTTGTACCGTTAGACCCACTTGTTAAAAACTGTCCTGATGTATTGGTAGTTGTATAAACGTAGCCACCACTAGTAGTATTAGCTATGTTGTTTGCGTTCTTCAAGATATAGCTCATTATGTATCCATTTATTTTTAACAAGGAATCCCCATTCTTGTTTTTGTGGACCTGGCATGAACAATGTCCACGCAGTTACGTTAGGATCAAGCTCAATACGATGATAGCTGTTAGCACTACATATACGAAAATGTCCTGGACCTCGCCATTTACACATTTCACCTGACATATTACCTTGCTCGTCAAATAACGGAATCCATTCATAGTATCCGCCTTTTAAAATCAGTGTAGCATAAGGCCACGGATGATCATGTACATCGCCAGGATCTGACTGATGAAACTTGTGTAAAAATATGTTAAACGGAAACCAGTTACGATCCTTTAGGAACAAATAGTAACGTGTGATAAGTGGAGCACCGTTTTGGCGATCCATAATAATACGTTTACGTCCAATGTGTTCTAAAAATTTAAGAAGCATATTTATTGCCTTTCTTTGCTTCCCAATCGTCCTCAATCATTGCATAAGTTTGTTTGAATTTTTCAAATGCAATTTTTAAAGCAGGATATTCCTTACACATTTTTTCAACTTCTGAGTAGCTAGGGAAACTATCAACCCATTCAATTGGTAAATTAAAACTCCAATTATCTGATCCACCAATAGTAATAGTATCTAAAGGAGAGATTGTACTAATACTTCCGCTTGCAAGTGTATAACTTCCAGCAAACACGGAAGTGTCTATAGTTACAGTATTGGCACTTGTTATTGACGACAAGTCAATTGTGTCACTGTTTAATGTTATTGAGTAAGTCTCTGGCGCTAAAGAACTGTTCATTTAAGATATCCTTTTGTTTTCTAATTTGTGGAATCCTAGTTCTGTAATTATCCATATGCTGTATAATTTCTTTACACAAATTAGGACGATATACATTATATGCGTCCCAGCTTTCGGTCCACTTACTTGGATACTTAAATGTGTCCAAGTACATTTCTTTGTAACTTAGTCTGTCAGGAACCATTGGAATTGCATCTACAACAGTGCCTTCATAACAACTAATGCCTAATGTTTCTTGCAAATTAGCACTAAACACTAGTTTTGCCTCACCCAATAAATTATGATATTCATTTTTAGTCAGTTGTTGATCTTGACATACGACAAATTCATATTGTGGTAAGTGTTCTTTTAAATCTCTAAAAATATTAACTTGTTTTTCTGGAGCAATACGATGTGGGAATAAGATAAGATCACGCTTGGGCATGTTCTTATACATTGTTAACGTATCTTCCATATACTCCATGGGCCATCCTGTGCGTATAATTTTACTTTGATTAGTATAATAGTTTGGTGGAGTAAGAGTATCATGGAACAAGTTTTCAGTAAACATGTTAATATGAAACTCTGTAGCAAAGTAGTTATAATCAAATGAATGGAAGAAACTTTTCTCAGCATGTCTAACCCAAGGTTTAGCACCAACCAAGCGTCCAAGAAAGTCTTGTGGATCATATGATCCAGCATGCCATAAGCCGTGTGTAGTTACCGGAATACCTAGCAACTCACTCATGTACTTTAAGTTTATGATACCAGGATGCCAAGCATCAGTAAAGATAAAGTGATCGCCGGAATGAACGGCTCCGTTACAAAATAAACGACCCATCTGCTCAACTTGACTAGCCTTGTATATATTAGTCCCGCCAAAGTTAAGAAACGCTCCTGGAGTGGTAGCACTAGGTATGTCCATAGGACCAGAGATAATTTGAACATTGTGTCCTGCCTTTTTAAGTAGTTTGGGTACACTAGTTTTCCATTGACCAGTGTACCGTGTGTCAACTGCTTCAAGGTCGACTAAAAAGACTTTCATCAGTCTTTGAACCTTGGTTTGCTGTTAAAATTTGGATTATGTGGACGAGGATTCTTGCCCAAATAAGGTTTACGTTCACCGTTCCATGCCTTCTTAGGTCGACGGCTGTACTCAAAATCTCGCCAATTTTGACTTTCCCTATTATAAAGGTCGGCTGGGTTATAGTTACGCAACTCAAAGCGACAAAAGTCGAGATAGTTGTCCAGGTCATCAAAAATCTTAACGACTTCGTTTTTCATAGGAGTATTTCCTTTAATTTTAGTACTTAATAAATGAACCATTTTCTCCGTCTTCGGAGACCTCAATCCAAACCTCACGGCCTGGATACTTATTGGAAATAGTGTCGTACAATTCGTCCGACATCATTTCGCAACTCTTATGATCTAGCGACAAAACACCTTGTGCGCTAGAATACAGTTGTTCAAGCCATCGCTTGAATTGTATGAATTCCACATCTCTGTCATTGTGGGTGACACTAAGCCATACCCTAAAATGGAAAATATGACGATGAGGGTTAGCAAGAAACGATACATCATATTGATCTCCTGTTGCTAGGTTGGGGTCTGTTGCAGCCGCAGGATAGCAGTGAATGCCTTCCTTTTGAAATGTGACCCAAATCATTTTAAGCGGGCGAATGTCTTGTTTGATAATCATTTTATGTTCTTTGCGGAAATAGGACCCTTGCCTTGAAGTCCAAAGTTTTCTTTAATAGAAGTTCCACATAGGATGCGTTGATAAGATGCACCCTCTGAAGGACCTTCTGCGGTGAATTGCAGTTCAAAACATATTTTAGCACATTCCTCTACAAGAAGTCTAGCAAATAGTTCTTGATTGACAACAGCAACGCCTAATATGTCGTTGGTTGATCTATCTAGTATTTCTTGAATTTGGGGATTCATCGCAGT